TTTTTGTTCTTCTGTAAGTTTATCTCCCCGAAGCATAATTTCTTTAGAGCGTAAATGAGCAATAGTAGTATTAATATCTATTTTTTTCTTTTCTTGAGTTATTTCATATATACCATAATTTAATTGGCTGATAACATTAAAATTTTCATTATCTTTTTTAGTTTTATCATCATACACTTTCTGTAAATCTTCTCTAAATTTAGCATAATCTAGTTCTAACTTTTTACGAGCTTCATCTACTTTTTTATCAGCATCGGTTATTTGTTTAACGTTTTCATTTACCTTTTGAGCTGCAACTACCGAGCCTGTGCTACCGTTAATTAAGCTCTTCCATTGTTCAGGCATTTTTAATCCAGGTATCATTGAACAACTAGAGGTTAGCAACATTAAAAGTATAAATGGCGTATAACGCATAAAAGTATTTAATAGATATAAGTTATTGACTAAGACTTTTGCAGCACCCTATTAAATAATTAATATGAACAAAGACGGGTATTCAATTTTTGAAAAATATAAGAATAAATCAGCTAAACAAGAGATCGTACATGAAGGTGTAATTGATGTTCTTAAATTACGTGATAATCAAGTTATTACTGAAGCAGAAGCATTGCCTTTGCAACCAGTAAAAGGCCGTTATATATACTTTGTAGATACAAACGAACTCTATCAAACAAAACCTTATAAACAACTTCAACCAGAAGGTATGATTATGAACATGTCCAATAACTGGACCAAAGCAACTATCATACAAGGAGAGGATGCAAGGGATGTATTAGGGATGGAAGTAAAAGATATTAGTAGTTGGTATATAGTTAATAATGCTCCAGGTGATCATACTTTTGCAGTATATATAGGTGTCTAAGAAATAATAAAGGATTACTTACTTAATTTGAAATTGGTTCGATTTCAATAATTACCGATAATAATATTAAAGGTATAAAGCGCGTATATGTATCTAATAAATATATACAACTGGCACACCACACTAGCTAGTTAACTATGCCTAAAAAGATTAAAGTAAAATATCAAGAAATTAAAAACAGCCCATTATTTGTAGGTATACCTGATAAAGTAATTAAAAAAATTGCAACGTATTGCATAGGCCAAATTGTGCCGCAAAACACGGTAATATTTAAAGAGAATGATACCGGCGATAGTATGCTTATAATTATAAGCGGTAATATTGACGTTACCAAAGGTGAAAAAAACATTAAATTAGCCAGTTTAGGTTCAGGTGTATTTTTAGGCGAAGGGGCATGTGTTTCAGGCTCACCTAGAAATGCCACTTTAACTGCAACTACCGATACTAAAATAGCTTTGTTTAATAAGGATGCTTTTAATAAATTAGTAATAGCTCATCCATCTATTCCCTTAACGTTAATGAAAGTACACAACCAAAGGTGTAAAGATACGGTAAGTAAGATGAATATTGTTAAAAGTAAAGGATTTATGGTTATTGTTGCGTTTGGCACATTAATGTTATTAAAAAATTCACCGAGCTTAATACCTATACCAGCTCTGCAGCCTTTATTATTGCAATTAACCTCATTAATACCTAACGAATTGATGGCGTTAGGTGGTCCAGGAGCAATTGCTGCATTTTTAAAATTTCAGAAAATGGATATAGGAGACATGGTTTCTAAACTAGAAAAACTATAAATAATATATATGAATAACGATGCACGGTCAATTTTTGAAGCTTATAAACATCAATCAGCTGATAACCAGCTAGTTAATGAAGGTATGCTTAATAGGGCTGGTGCAAGAGTGATGGGTGCATTAGGTAGTGTAGTTGGTGCTGATAAACAAACTACCAAAATAACGTATATGAAAAATATAGCTAATAATAAAATACAAAAATTAGCTAAAGAAATTTCTGATGATTTTACAAAATTAGGTATACCTAATCAAGCAGATAATTTTGCAAAAAATATGCAAGCTGCTGTTGATAGTATAATTGATAAAGTTGCAACTACTCCGGCAGCTGGTACAGCCCCAGTTGCTGCAACTGCCCCAGTTGCTGCAACTGCCCCAGCGGCCGCTCCGACTACCCCAGTTGCTGCAACTGCACCGGCGGCTGTACCACCTGTCGCGACTACTGCGGCCGCTCCAACCGCTCCAGCAGCGCAGCCTAAAAGAGGTATAGAAAATACAGATAAAATTGCAGGGTTATTTAAACCAAAGACACCACCAACACCAAGTCCTAAAAAAATAGCAGCAGATAAAGCAGCTGCTAAAGTAGCACCTAAAACAGTAGCAAAAAAATAAAAAGTTAGTAAACTATAATTAATTATAGTTGATTTAATTATTAAAATAGATTAAATCTTTTAAATGAGGATTGCAATTTCTGGTACATCAAATCAAGGTAAGTCTACTTTAATTAGAGATTTTTTACTCGAGTGGCCTACGTATAAGTTTGTAGGCAATAATTATAGAGAATTAATCGATAAAGAAAAAATACCGCACAGTAAATCGACTACTAAAGAATCTCAATGGAAGATTCTTAATTGTATATTAGATGAAATGCAAAAATATACATCTAAAGATAATGTTATATTTGATAGATGCACATTAGATAATTTAGTGTATTCTCTTTGGAGTTTTGATAAACAAACTTCAAATATAGATAAAGAATTTATAGATAAATGTATACCATTAGTTCGTGAAAGTTTAAAGTTTCTGGATATTATATTTTTCTTACCTATAACAAAAGCTGCACCAGTATCTATAATTGAAAATGGTACCCGTGAAACAGATAGTATATATGTTAATGAAATAGACTCTCTTTTTAAGAGTTTAAATATTCAATATAAACATAATTTAGGCAAAACTCCATTTTTTCCTGCAGAAGATTGCCCGGGTATTATTGAAATTTTAGGATCACCATTCGAACGTGTTCAAATGATTAAATGGTATCTCAATAAAGATGGTGAGTTAGTTGGTGGGGATGTTAATGACCCGAGTAATCTTTTTAACCCACAAAATCTTGAAGCGATGGCAGATTTATTAAAGACACAAAAACAAGATTTAAACAAAGAAGTGTCTTATAAGACAGAACTTAAAAAGATAAAAGATTTCGTTAAAAAGACGAAACGTTAAGCTGTACGCTTCCAAACATACATACCATACACCGGTGGAGTGTTGTTATGTTTAATACCGAGAGGAGCAGCTAAAGAACCTGAACCAACTGTTAAAGGTGGGACTGGCGGGTTATGTATATTAGGTTCAGTCCCTTGATCTTTATTGTCCAATGAACCAGCTGTTTGATTACCAGTTGTTAAAGAGCTTGATGTTGGTAAAAAGCCATAATTAGTACCACCTGCTGTAGGAGCATCGGGTGGCTGGTGATTATGCGCAGGTAATTCGGTAAGAGTTAATGAATGATTGAATTCAGTATTAGGCTTATTTGAAGTCCATTCTGAGTAAATTGATAAATAATCATTATTTTTATCACCACCCGCCACAGTACCTACACCACCAACAAATAAACCTTCTGCAATACTAGTCCAGGTAGTACCGATAATAGTGGTACTCGGATTAACATTAGTTGCAGTATACTTGATACTATCAATAGGGTATAAAATATTAATAAATGCTGCAGTTGCAGATTGAACGGATGTTCTAATTAACCCAACTAAATATGTATAATCTGTGCTTTCTTGCGCAGATAATGCTATAACATCTGCAGATATAGTTTGAATTTCTGTAGAATGCGATGATATAGTTGATGCAAAAGTTACGTTATTCAGCCCAAAAATTATATTATTAAAATCAATTTTTTTAGTTACTGTAACATCATCAATAATAAAAAAGTCACCACTCTTAACTTCATCTGCGGTGGGTAATTGAGATATATTAATTTTTGCACTTGACATATATCAATTATTTATTATAATATGTTATGGTTAAAATCGGAGTTGGAATTATAACTTGTAACAGACCTAATTATTTAGAAAATTTGGTAAACACGCTGCCTTTAAAGGCAATTAATGAACTTGTTGTGATTAATGATGGTAAAGACATCGATCTACCAAGTTGCCTTAAAGATTACCCTTGTAAATACATACTTAACTCAGTTAATTTAGGGGTAGGTAAATCAAAAAATAAAGCTATAAAGCATTTATATGATGCAGGATGTGATTATATTTTTATAATTGAAGATGATATGTTAATTAAAGACATTACGATATTTGACAGATATATACAGGCCTATTTAAAGTCCGGTATACATCATTTTAATTACGGGCCAGGCTCACCGTTTAATAGAGTTCAGACAATTAAAAACTTTGATCTACATAATAGACATTTATTGGACCAGCACACCCAACCGAACCCTAAAATTATAATAGATTATGGTAACGATATAAAGATTGCGTTATATGAACATACTGTTGCGATGTTTTCATTCTTTACAAGACACGTAATAGAAAAGGTTGGGTATATTGATGAAGAATTTTTCAATGCTTGGGAACACGTTGATCATACGTACCGTATTATTAAAGCTGGGTATCATCCACCATTTTGGTGGTTTGCAGATATAGCAGATAGTGATAAATATTTAACTGAAGCCCCGGGAGCAATCGACAATTCATCTATAGCTAATAAAACTGAGCAATGGGAAAAAAATGTATACGGTGGCAGAGAGATATACTTAAAAAAGCATGGCCATTATCCAAACCAACCCCCATTTGTATCTAAAGACGAAGTCATTTCAATAATTAAAACACTTAAATCCAATGGTAAAAAATAGTTGTATATTTTATTTAGTTAATAATAATCCTATTCATTTGAGTAGGCTTTATAATAGTCTAGACTGTTTAAAAGAAAATTTTTTAAACGACTACCCATACCCAGTTGTATTTGGGCATGAAGGCATATCACAAGATATTATTGATGCTATTAAAATAAAGGCTCCCACGAACCATTATTTTTATAACGTTAAATTTAAAACGCCGGATTATTCTAAAGATATATTATCTAAAATACCGGAAAAATTTAAAGGTCATTGGGATGAAAATGCTTTTTTCTCTCTTGGTTATAGACATATGTGTAATTTCTTTTCTGGAGATATGTATACACAAGAATTCTTTTCAAAAGTTAAATATCTATTAAGGTTAGATTGTGATTCGTATATTACAGGCAAAATAAATAAAGATATTTTTGAAATAATGCAGACAAATAAAGCAATTTACGGGTCTGTAGGTTCGAAAGTAAATGAAATGGATTATGTTATAGAAGGGTTTGAAGATCACTGCAAACAGTATTTTAAAGGAAAATTTAAAGGAGCTGATATCCATACTACGTATGATACGCATTTTGAATTAGTAGATGTGCAATGGTTTAAAGATCCTCTATATATGGATTATTATAATAGTATACAAAAGACGGGCAACATCTATATTAAAAGATGGGGAGATGCACCAATTAAATATCAAGGAGTTAATAATCTTATTAGTGAAGAGAATATATATCTTTTTGATATACCGTATAAGCATGGAGGTGACTTGTAATGCAATATAACTATGTAGATTGGGAGATTAGAAAAAAACCTTACCCGTCGTTAATAAAAGCTATAGAACTTTTTAAGTCTATAAACGGTAAAGTTATAGTAGAAGTCGGTTCAATGCGTAAACCTGCATTGCATGATATACACGATTATAGCCATGAATGCTGTATGGAAGGGCACAGCAGTATGCTATTTGCTTTAAGTAGTCAAGAATTTCACACAGTTGATATAGATATGCCAACTTCAAAAATAACCCACAAAGCATTAAAAGCTTTAAACATAACAAATAATTGGAATGTATATAATGGTGACGGTATTAAATTTTTAAAAGAATTTAAAGGGGTGATAGATTTATTATTTTTAGACGCTTGGGATATTGGAGTTAATAATTATGCAGAAAATCATCTTGAAGCATATAAAGCAGCAGAACCAAAGTTAAACAAACGACACATAATCTTAATAGACGATACAGATATTAATCATACTGCAGAAAGAGGATTTCATAATGACGAGGACAGTATGGGTGGTAAAGGATCAGTAGTTATCCCTTATCTTATAAAAAACGGATATACTGTAGTATTTAAAGGTCGTCAAACATGCTTAATTAAACAATAATATGAAAATTGCAATACTAGTACCATCAAGAGAAAGAATGAATAGACGTCTAACCATGTTGATGTCTATTTTAACATCAGTTAAAGATATTAATAACGTTAATATTTATCTAGGTGTAGATGAAGATGATCCAACGAGAGATAGAATTAAAAAAATTGCTGCAGCTATACCGTGTGTTAAAATTGTTGATATAAAAAATAACGGCAAATTTATTGGTTTAGGAAAAATGTGGAATATCTGCACAGACAATTCAACTGAAGAAATTATTTCTATGATAGGAGATGATATGGTTTTTGCAACTCCTGGATGGGATGAAATGATAATTGAAGAGTTTAAAAATGCACCTGCAGATAATATTAAAGCTGTCCATTGTAATGATGGTTGCCATGGTAGTAAGTTAGCCGTTAATTTATTTTGTAATCGCAAATATGCACAAATAATGGGTAGATTTATGAGAGAAGAATTTAAAATAAATTGGGTGGACCAATGGCTTCATCAAGAATTTTCAGCTTTTAACCGTTTGACGTATCGCGGAGATATAATGATTGAGCACCGGCATTGGGTGTTAGGTAAAGATACAAGAGACAGTGTTGCTGATAGAATGGCAGTTGCAGACAAAGATAAAATTAGCGATAAATTATGGCATGATTTAGTTCAAGAAAGAATTAACGATGTTAATAAAATATCAAAATATTTAAATATTTTACCAGATTGGAGTAAGGTTGATACTGCTGGGGGGAAAATATAATGGGAGAGATAACAAACTTAGATAAATTTGGGCAAGCTATTATATCAACAGTAAAAAAATATAATATACAAACCGTGCTTGAAATAGGGTCTTGGGACGGTACAGGCTCTACTCAATGTTTTATTGAAGGAATGGAAGACTTCGACAACAAACGTTTAATATGTTTAGAAGTATATATGGACAGATTTAAACAACTATGTAGCAATACCGCAAAACATAGTTGGGTGGAATGTTATAATCAATCATCAATTAGCTATGGTAATATGATATATAAGAACTTTGATAATATCTGGGATTCCCCATATAACTTTATACCTAAAGAAGATGGTAATGGTAGTACTAAGCCAATTGTATCTGAATGGTTTAAACAAGATATCGAGATGATGAATAAGTTTAAATCTGGGTATATTGAAGACCATCCAGATGAAACTTACGATGCAGTGTTAATTGATGGTGGGGAGTTTTCCGGTTATAGTGAGTTTAAGCTTTTAAGAAATAAATCTAAGTTCTTTATTCTTGATGATTATTACAAAGCTTTTAAGACTCGTCAAATTGCAGATGAACTTAATACAGATATTAATTGGGAGGCAATTGCTGGGGATAAACATACAAGAAACGGCTGGGCTATTTTTAAACGCAAATGAAAAAGAAAACAATAGGTATTATACAACCTGGCAAGCTAGGCGATTTAATTATTTGCTTACCCATTGCAAAATATTATTATGATAAAGGATATGAAGTGTCTTGGCCAATTTTTCATAACTTTGTATCGATGATGTCTGAAGTAGTTGATTATGTTAATTATATTCCAATATCGAATAATGTATATCAATGTGTACCTGATGCGTATAATTATTTTAAAATAAATAAACCTACTAAATTATTTGATATAGCTGCTACATTTCCAGGAAGTAAATGCACTGACGAATATGTTAAACTCGGGGACGGGTTTGGAGATGAAAAATTTGATCAATTTAAATATAGGCTATGTAAGGTACCTTTTGATTTAAAATGGAAGTTAGAATATAACCGTAATTTAAATTTAGAGCAAAAAGTATATGATACAATGGTTAAAACTTTAAAATATGATGTGGTATCAACAAAACATTCTCGCGGAGAAGTAAATGTAAAATTTGTTAGCAAACTTGATATCGTTAAAGTTAATGAAGATTATAATATATTTCATTGGAGAAAAGTTCTTGAAAATGCAAAATGTTTGGCTTTAGTAGACAGTGCCATGGCAAATTTAGTTGAGCAATTAAATTTACCTAATAGAAAAATACTATTGAGAAAACCTGGACAACCTACGCCAGTTTTTAAAAATACTTGGATGATTCAATCCGTACCGTGAGAATTGCTTTTACGATTATTTTAAACGGTATACAGCATTTAAAACATGCTAATTATTACCAATTTATGACAACTCAGTTTGATCACTGGGTCATAGTTGAAGGCGTATCAAGGCCTACGGGATCAACATCATGGTGCAAAGAATTATCAACTAATTTCCATAATAATTACCTTTCAAACGACGGTACAACTGAGTTTTTAGATACAATGAAGTCTAATAAGGTTACCATTGTAAGATGCAAAGATAAACCATGGGAGAACAAAGACGAGCAAGTTAATGCAGCTATTGACGTTATTAAAAGTATTACTAACGAGTGTATGTTATGGCAAGTTGATATAGATGAAAAGTGGACAGCCAAGCAATTGCATGAAGCTGAAGAGATGTTACGTAAGAACAATGGCAAAACTGGATGTTTCTTATGCAATTACTATGTTGGAAAAAACCAAATTGCTTTAGGTGATTGGGGGGAAGGTAAACATGAGCCGTATAGGAGGCTATGGAATTGGAAAGGTGAAAAGTTTGCATCTCATGAACCACCTAAGCTTGAAGGTAAAAACGGACCCGGGCTATTATTACCGCAAAGGTTTAATCACTTTGCATATTACTATAAAGAAGATGTAATATTTAAAGAAGCATATTACGGAGGCTATCAAGGATTATATGAACGCTGGAATAATATTCAAAGTAATACTAATATATTACCTATAAAAGAGTTGTTAGGACCTGATGTCTGGTGGAGCTTTACAAATACTGTTATAAAATATACAGATGATTGTTGATGGTAATAATGTTATATCTCATTTCTTAAAAAACAATCTACCTTTATGTGCAGGTAAAATAGGCGTTACAGAACTTAATTTACTTTATTGCCACCATAATTTAGTTAATGCAGGTAAATTTCTTCCACATTTACAGCATGAAGCTGAAGATATTGCAGGGTTATATCCTTACAATAAAGATACAACAACACAGTTTGCGCAAGATATGCTTGAACGGCTTGTAACTTTAGATCTTATACCTAAATGGAATAGAGTACATCCAATGTTTGAAAAATTTATATTTGACAATTACTGTAAAAATGCATATATTACAGACCTACAACATCTTGAACCATATTTTTTTGATAAACCTTGGACCGATCAGCTTGAAGGTAAAACGGTATTAGTTATAAGCCCGTTTGCAGAATCTATTGAACGCAATTATAAAAATTTAGATAAAATTTGGAACGGTAAAATAAAATCAAACTTTACATTAAAGGTATTAAAATATCCATTTGCGTTAAAAATATCACCTAATAGTAATTTTACTACTTCTGATGCTGTTTATAGATACTATTTTAATGCGTTACAACAAGAAAAATTTGATGTATGTATAACTGGTACAGGGTATACATCATTATTATTAGCAGCTGAAGCAAAAAAAATGGGTAAAGCCGGTATACATTTAGGCGGTGCAACTCAAATACTTTTCGGTATTAAAGGTCAGAGATGGAGAGATATAAAAGAATTTCAACCGTTTTTTAATGAGCACTGGACAGACCCACTTGAATCAGAAAAACCAGAAAAGAGAAATTTAGTAGAAGGCGCTTGTTATTGGTAGTATATATTTAAAATGAAAATTATAGTCAAATATGATCCTTATGGTAGAATGGGTAATAGACTCTTTCAGTATGCGTTTGGGTTAATTTTATCAAAATTAAAGAATGCAGAATTATATCAACCAGAATTACCTAATTTTAATATTATTAATAAAGAATGTAATTTTTATTCTTCAAACGTATTCACAACAAAATCTTTCGGCAATCAAACCGTGGATATGGATTTTTTACTTAATCATGACGGCGATATTATTGTAGATTCATTTGTACAAAAAGCAGCATATTATATACCACATAGACAGTTGCTAAGGAACAAATTATTACCTAATAATTATATGACAGGCAACGATAGCTTAGTGGTGCATATACGAGAAACAGATTATACATTAATTAATAGTTTCTTAGGATATGAATATTATAAAAAGCTTATTACTGATTCAGGTTATACTAATGTAATTATAGTTACAGACAATTCTGGATGTGATACAGTTCAACGTTTATTATCTGAAGGTTGTAAATTAAACTCAGAAGGAAATGTTAATAAGTTCGAACATATTAGTGATTCAAGAGCTATGTCTGATTTTGATTTATTAGTTCAAAGTAAAAATATTGCTATATCTCAATCATCGTTTTCTTGGTGGGCTGCTTTTCTTAGCGACCATGATAAAATTATTTTTCCGTATAAAAAAGAAGGCGGCGTATGGCCTTTAACCCCTGGTAAAGATGATATTGATTTATTTTTTGATTTAGGTTCATCACAAAAATTTATATATTAAAATAAATGAGCGATATAAAGACAATATATCAGCCGTGGGGAGGGCTTGGCGATAATTTAGCTCATTCAATTATACCAGAACTCTGTAATATAAACGGCTATAAATGTTTTTTATCAAAAAATAATGCTTACCGTAATGAACAAATATATGATTTAATTTGGAAAGCAAATCCGTTTTTAGAGAAAGAACAACCAGACACGCATGACTTATCTTGGCTTGATAGATGTGGAGAGTATGAAAACCAAGGCCTTAATCATGTACAGGTAATCCAAAAAACTTACGGATTTAATACATCTTTCGAATATCCTAAAATTTATTATACTCCTAAATTTTTACCCGAATATAAAAACTCTACATTTATAGATTTTAATAGTATATCTGTAGGATATGATAAAGATATATTGCAAGATAAACTTAGACAGCTGATGATAGAAAATAACATGCGAGATAATGTTTTTATAGTAACGCATAGTAAGATTGATAATACTCAATATAAATTAGATTTTGCTACTGACATTATCGATATTAACGATTTATTTTTTTATAGCGATATTGTTTACTCCTGTAAGAACATTATAACACTTAATTCTGGGATGACTAATTTAGCTTCAACTATAAAGAACCAATTTCAGAATGATGCGCAGATATACACTTTTACGTATAGGAAGTATTTAAAAGAATCTGGGAGTAACGGGTATTTTTATAGTAATAATAATTACATCACTGTTGATTAATAATTAGGATCGTATATAATATCGTTATGAAGTTTTTAATTACTGGTATCACTGGGTTTGCTGGCCCTAACATGGCAAATCTTTTAATTAAGGAAGGTCATGAAGTATACGGGTTAGTTCGGCATAGTAATGGTAGAGAGACAGATATACTAGATATTGTACCACATAATAATTTCGAAAGTATTAAATTTGTTAGAGCTGATTTAACGAATTTAAGGTCTTTACAGCAAGTATTTAAAGAAAATAAATTTGACGGGGTATTTCATTTAGCAGCTCAATCTCACCCACCAACTAGCTTTAAAGACCCTATAGGAACGATGCAAGAAAACGTAATAGGCTCTGCAAACTTAATCCAATGTATTGAAGACCATCAACCGACTTGTAAGTTGATGTTTTGTAGTACTTCAGAAGTATATGGTAATGTTGGTATTGATGGTCGTAAAATTAAAATTACCGATGCATTAATGCCAGCTAATCCATACGGTGCAAGTAAAGCTGCAACAGATTTATATTTGCAAGAACGATTTACAAACAATAAAATTACAGGATTTATAACTAGAGCATTTTCTCATACAGGTCCAAGGCGAGGTAAAACATTTTCTATATCATCAGACGCATATCAAGTTGCAAGTATGATGCTTGGTAAACAAAATAATAAATTACGTGTAGGTAATCTATCAACGGTTAGAGTAGTTTTAGATGTTAGAGATATTGTAAATGCATATTATAAATTAATGATGACAGATAAGTCAAATGGTAAAATTTTTAATATTGGTGGCGACGTACCTCGTGAGATGGGATTTTATACAGACAAACTTATTGAGTTTAGTGGATTGACTAATGTAGAAAAAGTTATCGACCCATTAATTTATAGACCATATGATATTCAATATCAGTGGGGTGATATTAGTGAATTGCTTGAAATAACAGACTGGAAACAAACATACACTATAGACCAAACTATTCAAGATCTTCTTAACTATTGGGTAAAAAAGCTTAGTTAATGAACTTTGTTTTATTTCATATAGGAGTAGACTTTCCAATACATGTTGAACACTGTATTAGAAATATACAACAATTTACCCCTAATAGTAAAATCTATTTCTTAACAGACAAACAAGTATCATTCGATAAAGTAGAAACCATTAATGTAGCAGACTTTAATAGTTATAAATTGCTTGAATCGAATTTTTTTAAAAACTCATACCATGCTTCGTTATTTAGAAATTCGTTGTTTAGGTTTTTCTTTATAAATGAATTGATAAAGAAATATAGCTTAAAAAATGTAACACATTTTGATAATGACGTGCTTATATACAATGATTATACGAAGTTTATAGATATTTTACAACAAAATAATATATCTATAACTCCGCATTCGAATGAAGAGTATGTTTGCGGTACTATGTATATAAGAGATAATATTGATGTCATCTGCGAGTTTTTTGAAAAATTAATTTTTAAAGACTCTTTCAGTTTAGATCAATATGCAGGGCAGGGATTTATGCCTAATGAAATGAGATTACTGAGTAAATTAAATAAAGAAACAAATTGTTTAAGTTTATTACCTATACTCCCAGTAGGTGAGTTTTCAGTCAATTTTGATAAATTTAATTCTTTATTTGACCCGTCATCGTATGGGCAGCATGTGGGTGGTACACCAGATAGACCAGAAGGTGGCTGGGTTGCGGCGCAAAATAATCACAGATCTATAGATCAAATGTTAAATAAAAATACAATCGAAGTTGTGTTTGAGAATAAGTTGCCATACGTGAAATACGATAACAAGTTAATTAAGCTCAATAACTTACACATTCATAGTAAACAATTAAGTAAATATACGTAAATGATATCAGGCGAATTATTCCAATCTTTGTCACAAATAAGTTTTTGCACAGAAAAAAACTGCATTATTAATGATCAATTAAAACATATGCCGCAAAATGTGCATATTATAAAAGAGTTTCCGGTTGAAAACATAAAACAATATCAAAAAATATTTATATATTCTCATGATATACATGCATTTTTTAGTAAATTTTTAGACCATTTATCAAGCAACACAACTATAATTACCCACAATTCAGATATAGGAGTCGATGAGTCATGTTTAAAATATCTTGAATCCCCTAATATTGACAAATGGTTCTGCCAGAACAGACACATCACACATCAGAAGTTATTTTCCTTACCTATAGGAATTGCAAACGGTCAATGGCTGCATGGCAATATGCAAGCATTAAAGAGAGTTATAGATACAAAGCCTTTAAAAAATAATTTAATATATAAAAATTTCGACATAGGTACCAATATCAATAAAAGAAATTATGTAAACCTGATAACAAACAACAACGGTATATATATGAATCCCAATTATGAATTCTCGCGATATATTGAAGAATTATCTAAATATTTATTTGCTATATCGCCTCCAGGTAATGGAGTTGATTGCCACCGAATATGGGAATGTTTATCATTAAATGTTATACCGATAGTTGAAGATAACGAATGTTTTAGTCAATTTAAACACTTACCGATTATGTTTATAAATAACTGGCAAGATGTAACGGTGCCAATGTTAAAAGATAAAATACCGCAATATATAGGTAAAAAATTCGACCTATCGGTTTTAGATATAAATTATTGGAGGAAAATTATATGATTGGTATTATTAGTAGAGATGAAATAGAATTTGTAAGCCATGGGCTATTTCAAAATTTTAGATTTGCTTTAAAAAATTATTTAAATGTAGAATTCAAAAACGTTAATAGCGTTCAAGATTTAGACAACATTGAAATTCTCTTTATAATAGATGAACATTTTGGGCCGCATGTAGATATTTGGAAAAATGATGCATTTATAAACCAATTAAACAGCCGTAATATAAGAACAATTATTTTTAATTTTGAAAAAATTTATGACGCTTTATTTCCATGGAATGTAGACCATCAACGTAATGTAGATCGAATTAAAAATCTTGTGCAGTTGGTGAGTGATATTAATGATGCCAAAATTTTAAATAGACCTATTATAAATAAACAACTTTTATCACGAGATACTATATTAGTTGAACCTGGCGATAAAATTAACGAAATACTTTTTATAGGCCAAATAAATCCTCACGTTTACGTAAGACGTAGAGAGGTCTTAAATTATTTAACTAGTAAAAACTTACCATTAAAAATTATAAATTCAGACAGAAAATATACATATAATGAATATCTTAAATTACTGGCAAGTTATAAGTACATACTTAACCCGCTCGGTACTGGAGATTTTTTAAATTTAAGATTTTACGAAGCATTAAAAGTAGGCAGTATTCCTATACAACAAGTTACTAATGATATGGTTTTAAGTTATAGCGAGTTAAATAATGGATATTCTGTAAACTTTAAACATCCAGAACAATTAACTGAATTACCGGTATTAGACTACAAACCATTTAATTACTATCTAGAAGATTATTTCATAGAAATAAATTTAAAACAATATGTTTAAACCTTATAGTCAAACAGTTGATATTATAAAATTTAAACTATAATATCGTATGATTATTAGAGATGTACCGGTTTATGATGGGATGTTAATTCATAAGCGATTTGCCTATACATATTTTCGTAAGAAGACTTTACCTATAGGCAATATCGTTGCATTTAGAGCACCAATGCATGTACTTGCAAATGGTATGATTGATAGTGAAGATATCTTAAAGAATGATTTTATATATAGCGACGACGCAATTAACTTTTGCTGGGAGATACCAAATTTAGATCCATTCGGTGCAGTTGCTTGGCAAAGACTATTCAATACTCAAATTGCTAATATCCTATCTTCAATTCTTAAAAAACCAATTGAAGTAGATGGAGATGATCTTTTAGTTCATAATGAATTTGAAGGCAGCGACGGATCTTTACAGAAAGTAGGCAAGTGCAGTGTTAGTATAACATATTCAAAAAATAACGTAGCGATAGGTCATACAGGTATTAATGTCAATGCAGGACGTAAAGCTCCTAATTTTGCTTATAGTACTAAGCTTACTGATGAGCAGGTAGATAATCTTATGAAAGCTGTAATTGATCTTTTTTATGCTTTAAATGATGACATTTTTATAGCTACTAGCAAAGTCATATGCTAATATTAAATGACAATATTTGAATATATTAATTCGATAGTTTTTTCTAAGAAAAAAATTGAACTAAATTGCGATGATGCTTCCACGTTTAGTGTGTTTATGCTTAATCGTTGGATTTCTTTTTATTCTAACGAAACTGTCAATTATATAAACCAAACAACTAATAAATACAGCGGGCTATTTGATAATAAGCAAGACCAATATAATTTTTTATATAATATTATACCTGCGTTAAAATTTAAACGTATTAATTATATAAAGAAAACTAAAAAAGATAAAGATGCGGAGGAAGTAATTACACAAATAACTCCTGATTTTATAAGCAAAAAAGAACACAACTATAACATTGAATTATTAAAACTGCTTAGTAAATAAAATATATGGCACAAGTATCTATAGACACATTAGAAACAAGAAAGAGTTTAATTGACCTTGATAGTTACGGTAAAGGTAACTTTGGGTTAGGTGATGACTTTGAGTTATCGTTTATATTTGATGATATAGTATTGGTTGAGTTTATCGACGAAGCTAATGGCCCTCAAGGGGATGTTATAATCAGGAACGGTTTATATGTCCCAGTTAATGCTTTAATTAAAGCTTGGAGAAAAGCTAAAGTTGTTTTAGTAGGTCCTAGCGTGAAATATTGCAAGCAAGGAGATATAGTAATTTTTCCGAATGATAAAGGAGCAGCAGTTTCGAATATAATTATACAAGGCTACGGTAAATTAACTAAAGGCGTCTTTTTAAATGAACAAAGACTATTCGGTATTTGTAAAAATATAAACTCAGATTCGTTAGCAGAAAATATACAACATGATAACAACACTAGAAAATCTACAAACGCTTCTAAAAGAAAACGTTTGTGAATTAATTATTGTAAGACGTAGACCTCGCGCAGGTAAGTCTGCAGCGCGACGTATGTTGTGTACTTTAGACCAGGATATTTTAAATAGTACTAACGGTAGACTATCATTAAACTTTAAACCAGCTGGTCAACCATTACCATATAACGCAGTTTCAAAAAATTTATTACCAGTGTGGGATATATTAATGCAAGATTGGAGAATGGTAAATTTAAATAGTTGCGATATAGTTAAAACAATAAAAAGAACTGAATTTTGGGAGTACTTTAATAAAACATTAATGACTATGTCACCACAAGAAAAAATAACTTACATGAACGTATGACCGAAGAATCAGAAAAATTAATTAATAACTTTTTACAAAAAGATGTAGTTTTCTTTATTAATAAAGAAAAGCCAATAAAAACTGGTAAATTGTTAATTTTTAAATTTAAAGACTTTTATTTTAATTTTATACTCAAAAATAATAACGTAAATAAAATTTTTGAAATACCATATCCATTTAGCATAACTAAAGGAGTTAATAGTTTAATTTTTTCATATACGTTAGAAGATTTTTCACAAAAAAATATGGATTTATATTATAAATCATTAATTTTGAAACCGAAAAAGAAAAATAAATTATATAATTCTATGGTTGTTTTATCCTCGTTAAACTAATATAATAGGTAGTGTATAGTAAATACCTTTCGAAATTTCCGGCTAATTATGACCCGAATAGCCAGCAAATCGATCTTATAAAAAGGGTCGAACAAGCATACGCAGACGGTTATAAATTTGTTATATGTGCTGCTCCTACCGGCTCAGGTAAGAGTTTTTTAGCTAAAACTTTAGGCAATATATCAAATAAGTGTTCGACAGAGTTTAACGAGTTAATTACATCGTATGATGCCTTTAGGCAAGACTATATGGGTAATTATATTAACGAAGTGGATTGTTTAAACCAACCACCATCAGGAGCATTTGCATTAACCATAACTAAGTCATTGCAGGACCAGTATCATAAGTTATTTGACGACACTACATTATTAAAAGGTAAAAATAATTATCAATGTGCTGTTGATGTTAATGTAGATGTGGAGAATGCTCCATGCTTATTAACCCCTAAAATGAAAGAAAATTGCTGGTCGAATAATATATGCCCATATTATAATTCTCGGAACCGAGCGTTGACTAGCGAATTTGCAGTTTTAAATTACAAAATGTTTTTATCTTTACCTGGACATGTTAAACGTAAAAACTTTATAATTTGCGACGAAGCTGCTGAACTAGAAGATGAATTAGTAAAGCAATTTACTGTTTTTATTGACCCAGACAAGCTTAAACTTAATGGTATTAAAGTACCGTACTTATATACTACAGAGCATGAAGAAGTTTTAAAGTGGCAAAATCAAGTAATGGTATCTGTAAGTGAATATATAAACGTATTAATTGATCGGAATAATAATAAGTCTACATCTCTTAATATAAATGATAAAACTAAGCTTAATTGGTTACGTAATTTACACCGTACATTAAGTCTTATAGATCAAACTTGGGATAAATGTGAATATATATGCCAGAGAGAAGGTAAAACAGTAAAATTAACTCCTTTCAAAGTAGATAACCTTTCAAAATATATTTTTGATTACGCAGATAATGTATTATTAATGTCTGCAACAATTGTCGATCATAAAAATTATGCCAAAACTTTAGGCATTAAAGATTACAAGTTTATTGAAGTTGATAGCGTTTTTGATGCTAAAAAGGCGCCCATATATGTATCGGTAAATAATAAGCTAAACCATATTAATATGGAAAAAATGTTACCTAAAATTGTAGATCAAATTGAAAGTATTTGCAAAAGTCATGAAGGTGATAAAGGATTAATACATACCCATACGATGCAAATTACAAAATATTTGCAAAAAAAATTAAAAGGTAGTCGATTTTTATTTAGAGACGCAGAATCTAAAAATGAAAATATTTTAAAAGATCATTATAAATCAAAAGATGCAACAGTGATTGTAAGCCCGTCGATGACCCATGGTGTGGACTTAAAAGATGATTATGCTAGATTTCAGATAATAGTTAAAGCAGGGTATTTACCTTTAGGGGATTTAAGGATAAAACGGCTGTTCGATGATGATAAAGTATGGTATACTAATAAAATGCTTGGTAACCTTATACAAGCTTGTGGTAGAGGTATCAGAAGTAAAGATGATTACTGTATAACGTATATCTTAGATGGTGCTATTCATCAAGCAGTTGTAACAAATAAGTCAAAGTTACCGCAGTATTTTATTGATAGATTTGTTTAAATAGATATGATGATACCGTTTAAAGAGTTTATTGAAAGTGACACTAAAAATGAGGGAGTTATGAATACACTTAAATCCTTAGCTCTTGCCGGGGCAGTTGCTGGATCTGCTGCTGCATCGCCTAATAACTTTAATGTGCCTTTTAAATCAGATAGACCTATTTTAACCCAGCAACAGCAAGCCAGAGCGTATCCGCTACCCACTAAAAAGGAATTATTCCATACACTAAAAAAGCATGAAGGTTTTGAAAGGAAAGCATATCCAGACGTAACTGGGATGTCAATAGGTATCGGATTTCATTTATCCGACCCTTCAAATAAGGCAATTTTAAATAAATTACACATTACTAATAAGGATATAAAAAACGGATTAAATGACTTTCAAATTGAAAATTTATTCTATGCACGGTTAGATGTAGCTGTAAAAGATGCAAAATCATTTATAGGCGCAAATACGTTCATAACATTACCTACCCAAGTTCAAGCAGCTTTAATTAATATGTCATATAATTTAGGTATAAATAGACTGAATAAATTTGTAGATTTAAAAGCTGCTTTAATTAAGTATGATTTTAAAGAAGCAGCGTTAGAAATGAAAGATAGTTTATGGGCCAGACAAACCGGTAACCGGGCTACAGAATTAGCTAATATAGTTAGGAATGCTAAGCTTTAGTTTTTTTCTTTCTTCTTCGCGGTAAAGGTATTAATACGGCCGTGTTATGAATATTACCTTTAGTTGACTGGTCATTCATCGTAGTAGCCATTGACCCTTGAGCAGCATCTCTTTTTTTACCATTAAATCGATTATCATAAGGCGCAACCCTGGATTCTTGCACATTAATTTTTTTTAATATACTATCTACTAATAGATTGAATTCCATAATATTATTTATATAATGATATATGAATAACAGTAAAAAGCTTACTTGCATTATTACAGGTAAAAGCGTAACAATAAGTGGAGATTATTTAGATAAAAAAATAGAAGAATTTGGTAATGAACAGGTTTTAGAAAATTTGTATATCTGCAAAGAAGTGAAAAGTTTGCTTAAAAAAGGGTATAATGTTATAGATATAAGAAAAATATTAAATGTCTCGGAAGAAGAAGATTTACCTACAAAAGAAATTATAACTGCTTTAGAAGCGAGTTATCAAAAATCACCTTTTAAAACTAACGATGCGACTAGTTCTATTGCTTCTTTAACTTCATTTACATATAATAAATCTGATTTAGATGTTGAAAATTTTATAAATAACCTTATACTAAAGCTATGAATCTTATATATTCGATGAACAAAAGAAGTGATAACACACTTGCAATTTATAACGCTACTACCGGCCAAACAACTAAAATTGTAAGTGTTGACGGGTCTATTATCGGTACCCCAAACGTGTCAGGCAGCACTGGCACGGTAAACGTTAAAAAAGGCACAACTACAAAAGTGTACGTGTATGATTTACGTAACGGATCAGTTCAGAAAATCTATAACGTATGATTACTATTGAACATTCATTTGAAGAAATTCAAGAAAAGGATTTTAGTCCAACTCCACCTAAACAATACCCAATACTGTTTTTAGGGTTTGTTATTAAAAATCAATATGATAATATGCGTATTGAATTGAATAGTAAATACAACCCGGTTAAATTTTATCATGTTCTTAAGTCAGGAGTTATACCTTTAAACGGTATAGTTCTTACACCAAACGATAACTTAAAAAAGGTTATCGAATCTATCACAAATCAAGAGAAATCAAATAATATGAATTTAGTTATATACGAAAACTTAATCTCGCAATTTAATTTTAGTTGCAAAGAGACATACGGATATTTTCAAAAAGGCATATACCCATTAGATTTTAATAATTTGAAATCTGTATGCGATGATGATTTTAATTTAGATAAAAAAATATTTCAGCACCTTCTGTGCATCGATGATAGTATTTTTGACTTTCAGAAATTTGCAGCGTTAAAATTATTTATTTTAACATAATTTATCTTTTAAACTTAAATTCTTTCATTAAATAATTTTCAATAATTTATGAGTCTAAAAGCATTGTCCGATTATACCGTCTACGCAAAATACGCAAGATATCTTCCAGAAAAAAAGCGTCGTGAATCATGGGAGGAAATGGTTGATAGAGTATTTCAAATGCACTTAAACCGGTTTGAATCTGCAATATCTAAAAATGAAGATCTAAAAGCAGATATTTTATTTGCTAAGCAACAAGTTAAGAAGAAAAGAGTTCTCGGTGCACAACGTATTTTACAATTTGGTGGTGAACCAATATTAAAACATAACGCAAAAGTATTTAATTGTTCGTTTGGATATCTCGATCGAGTAAAAGCTTTTCAGGAAACAATGTATTTGCTGCTATGCGGATGCGGTGTCGGGTTTAGTGTTCAGTTTAAACATATTAAGAAAATACCAAATATTGCCACTCCTACTAAAGGAGTAAAAGTATTCAAACCTGAAGATAGTATTGAAGGTTGGGCTGATTGTGTTGGAGTGTTAATGTCTTCTTTCTTTACTAAAGACGCGACGTTTCCAGAATATAAAGGACATGAAATTAAATTTAACTTTTCTAATATCCGACCAGAAGGATCTTTAATTGCAGGTCAATTTAAAGCGCCTGGCCATAAAGGACTTGAATCCGCTTTAGAAAAGGTAAGAGAAGTTATTGTTAATAGACTCACTGCTGGTGAAACAAAATTACACGCTATTGATGTCTATGATATCATAATGCATTTTAGTAATGCTGTACTTAGCGGCGGGGTACGTAGAAGCGCAACTATCTGTTTGTTTAGCAAGACAGATAAAGAGATGATGGGAGCAAAGACAGGTAACTGGTTTGTGACCCACCCTCAACGTGCTCGCTCTAATAATTCTGTTTTATTAGTTAAAGATGATATTACAAAAGAAGAATTTTCAACTATTATCGAATCAACTAAGCAATTCGGTGAACCTGGGTTTGTTTTTGCTGATAGTGAAGATTGCGGATACAATCCTTGTGTAGAAATCGGATTATATCCTCAAACAAAGGATGGGCGTTCTGGTTGGCAGTTTTGTAACCTGTGCGAGATTAATGGTAAATTTTGTGATACAGAAGAGAAGTTTATCCAAGCATGTCGAGCAGCAGCTATTATAGGTACTCTTCAAGCAAGCTATACAGATTTTAAGTATCTATCACCTGAAACAAAAGAAATTACAGATCAAGAAGCTCTTCTTGGATGTTCAATTACGGGTATTATGGACAACCCTGATATTCTTTTAAATCCAGAAATACAACGTAAAGGTGCTAAAGAAATTCGCAAAATGAATGATAAAATTGCGAAGTTAATTGGTATAAACCCTGCAGCAAGAACAACATGTGTTAAACCGGCAGGATCAACTTCATGTGTATTAGGGACTGCATCAGGCATTCATCCGCATCATGCTAAACGTTATATTCGTAGAGTACAGGCTAACTATTTAGAATATCCTCTTAAAAAGTTTAGTGAAGTCAATCCTATTGCGATTGAAAAATCTGTATGGAGCTCATCCGGTACAGATATGGTAATATCATTTTTATGCGAAGTACCAAAAGGTGCTGTTATTAAAAATAACTTAAGAGCTGTAGAGCTTTTAGAAAAAGTAAAAACTACCCAGCAAAATTGGGTCGAAGCAGGCACTAATAAAGAGCTCTGCTTATTACAATCATTAAGACATAATGTTAGCAATACAATAACCGTAAATGATGATGAGTGGGATGAAGTTAGAGATTATATTTACAACAATAAAAAATGGTTCGCTGGTATATCTCTATTATCAGCAGCAGGCGATTTAGATTATCCGCAAGCACCGTTTGCTACAGTATTAAATGCTAGAGAAATTGTTGATGAGTATGGTGATGCCGCTGTATTTGCAAGCGGGTTAATTGTAGACGGGTTAAATGCGTATAAAAATAATCTCTGGGCTGCTTGCGATAGTGTTTTAGGAGTAGGTGAAAAAGTTAAAGATTTCGACTTTTTAATTATTCCACATGAACAAAGTGATGATTATAAACAATGGTTAAAGTGTGATTGGAATAGAAGAGCAAAGCAATTTGCTGATAGGTATTTCAATGGGAATATTCGTAAAGCTAGTCACTGTTTAAAGCACGTTTCCTTATGGAAGACCTGGTGCGATTTGCAGCGCGAATATAAAGAGATTGATTGGTCACTAGTAGTTGAAGAAATTGAAACATATGTAGATGCAACAACGCTTGGTGCGCAAGCTTGTGCTGGCGGAGCATGTGCTATATGAACGACTTATTAACACATTGTATTACAGACCCGTACGGATATTACGATACTGATGGTAATAGATATTTTTGCTACTGTAAAAAAGAATATGAGGTTTTAATGTATCAAATTATTCTAAATACATTTAGAATAAATGGAAGATGAACTTGCAAAGCAATTAGTGGGCACATATTGCGTATGTTTTAATATAACATATTCAGAGATATCATCAGTTGTCAAAAACATTAAGAGTATTAATTCTATAGAAGATTTAAACAGGTATATGGTTTGCTGCCAAAAATGCACTCTTTGTTGTCCAGATATTGAAAAAATTATAAACTTTCACAAGAAAAAATAAAAAAATTAAGAGTATTAATTCTATAGAAGATTTAAACAGGTATATGGTTTGCTGCCAAAAATGCACTCTTTGTTGTCCAGATATTGAAAAAATTATAAACTTTCACAAGAAAAAATAAAAAATTACTTTTTCTTGTGATATCTTTTAGTTGCAACTACTCGAGTACCACCGTCATTTAATTTCTTAGCTTGATCTCTAACGGTTGTGTTAGAATCGTGTAGAGTTAATGGTAAGTTTTTAAATATATGAGAATGTTCAGGCACTAATATAGAGTTAAGTGAGGGTGTAGATAATGTAATAACAATAGGCGAAACTGTAGTACCTGTGATCACACCGGTATTGGCATTGACAGTTAACCCTGGAAATATTGGACCAATTGAAGCAGTTCCAAATATAGTTGCCCCTTGTAATATACTTCCTATAACTTTAGTAGCTTCGGTAACTTGATATTCTGTCGGAGCTGTTACATGCTGGACAAATAATTCACCTTCAACAGATAACCCACCACCTATTATAACATTTTTATTTACCCCTAAATTGTCATCAATATATATTTGTTTTTGCCGTTTATTCCTTAAACGTAATATTTCTGCAGATATATTAATAGTCTTTGCATCTATATTTATTTCATTTTCACTTCCAATATTTACTTGTTCACCAGCAACATTCGTAATCGTACCTACTATGTTAGTGCTTCCTAAAGACTTTAAATTAAGCCCACCAGCTCCAACCATAACATTAAAACGGTTACATACATTTAAAGTATAATCACCACCTGGTAAATCTTGAACATGTACATATTCTACTAATGGACTCTTTTCATAATTAATAAACGTTCCTCTTGTATCGACTAGCATTTCATTTGATAACATCTTACCAACCGAATCATATCTAAAACTACCAAAATTATTAATTTCCATTCCAATTGTTTCAATTTTATGTTTTGTAATTTGAATTATTTCACTACCACCGATACCTAATTCTTTTTCTATATCAGTTAAAGCTTGCATATTAGCTTGTATCAGCGTACCTAATAATTCTTTTCTAGGGTCAAGAGCCCATATACCGTCTTGCGAAGAAGTACTAAACCCTACACCACCTATACCCCATTGTATATTAGTATCAGCAGTATATCTTAAAACATCTAATGCAACACCAGGGGCAAATATAGGTTGCGGCACTGGCGGCAAGTCTGGTATATTTAAAGATGCAGGACCGTCTACTACACTTGTACTAGTATTGAGATTGTTTAAACTAATAGCTTGAGGAATCCCAACCGAATTATTCGTTAATACAGTATACGAATCTAAACCATTTAACGCAGGGTGTATAGCAAACGTACCCACTCTAGTTTGCATTGTGCTGTTTCTATTAATAATAATATTACCTTGCGTGTCAGTTATATTATCAGATATCGCTCTCTGTATTTCAAATAACATCTTATTATCTTGTATAGGAGCAATAATTTCTTTCCATTTTTGAAAGTACTCAGCGTTTAAAGTTCCAACTTTTTTATACTTATCTCTCTTAATATTCTCATCTAAATTTTTACCTACATAAACATTTTTAAATCCTCTTACTGTTTCATATTGATCATTTAAAACTAACTTTTGATCGTTACTAGTAGCTAATTCGATATTAGCATTATTATTAAATTCTTTAAAAGAACCTGAATAGTGAGTTAATTTAATCTTTTCACTTAAATCAGTATTGACAATTTCAATACTGCCACCTTTTTGATTCAATACGTATTTATTTCGATACGTTTCTACGTTTGCATTATACTCTGTTTGAGCTGCATTTTTATTTTCAAATGTACCCGGGTAATCTATACCCTTACCGCTAAATGCTTCGTAAATGCCATTCCAATCATTTCCACCAAAAGCAGTCGCAAAATAAACAGGCATTGTCGGGTTACCTTCTCTAAAAAATACCCAAACATGGCTACCAACAGCTGGTATACTAAATGAGCCTTTAGCCCTGTTTGAGTATGTGGATGGGACGTATTCGAATGCTAAAGGATTTGGCCTATTAATATTTTCAGCTGAACTAACAAACGCGTCAGTTAAACGATTCGTTTCTTGTTCAAATACTGAACCAGGTTTGCCTGGTGTTTGATCTGCAGCAGATGTTGTTTGAGAAAACGTTGAATAAAAATTAGAATCTGATATACTAGAAAAATTATTATAACTGTTGTAACGACCGCTTGAAGATTCACCAATTAATGGCGCAGCACAATCACACCATGGCAAGATTATTTTTAATTCATCTATTATACCGTTAACTTGAGTTGTATTATTTTTACCTAAATCTCCTAGTGATTTAGTTATATCTGATTCGATATTGGCACCTAAAAAATTAAACTGTTTATTATTCTTTTCTTCTACCCATTTTTTATAAACAGTAGCGGTTAAATGAGGAACAAAAACTTTAATTTTACCTGCGCATTCAGGATCATTATTTTGTATAACAATTCCTATATAATTGCCGTAAATTTTTTCCATATTAGGCAAGTGCTTGGAGTTTATTTAAAACTGACGTTTGCTCTACAACAATTATTTTATTTGTTTTTGCAGCTAAAGCAGCTGCACTTGCTTTAGTAATTGTACTATCTGTAATTGAATTTATATATAAATCTTTAGCAACTGGGTTTTCAGAAAAACTTTTTATAAGATTATTAGAAACAGCTGCAGTAGAACTTACTGCGGCCGCGGTAATTGTTGATTGTAAAATACAATTTTCGTATAAAGTCGAAACACCATCAATAGTAGACGTTACCTCGCATTTTATTAGGTCCTTTACGTTTTTTAATTGAGTTGAGAACGCTTTCGCTGCATTATTAAACGCATTCTTAAAAGCGGATGGTAAACTACTAAAAACATTTTTTAAATTTTTAACCTGGTTAAAAGTCGCATCAAATTTACCAGTAATTTGACCTATAATATTATTAACCTGGTTTGTAATATTTTTCTTAATATCTCCAGCCACACTCTTTAAACTATCTTTAATAGCTAATTTTTTCTGACCTGTTGTAAGATCTTGTAAGCTTGAAGGTATTATACCTTGTATAGCTTTATCAAAACTTGCCGCTACCGGGTTATTCTTTAATTTATCTAAACAAGACATATATTATATTTAAACATCTATTGATTTTATCAAAGCTATATTATAATATGATATGCTTCATAAAATACTTGTTTCACATGAATCTCCTATATCTATTTTAAACGAATCTAAAGCGTATAATGATTATGATTATGCGTTAGTACATTTATTCGAAACGTATCCGAAGTACTTAGAGTTTTTTAAAGAGTCTTTATTAACAGGGCGGCAAGTACTATTAGATAATAGTATATTTGAGTTAGGTGCAGCGTTTGATAGTAAGAAGTTTGCTGACTATATTAATATCTTAAAACCTTCCTTTTATATTGTACCGGATGTTCTCGAGGATGGTTATAACACTGTCAAAGGGTTTGATAAATTTACAAATGAGTATAAAGGGTTACCAGGATTAAAGATCGGTGCTGTGCAAGGTAAAACATATGATGAATTAATTGATTGTTACAAATATATGTCTGATTATGCAGATTATATTGCAATTAGTTTTGACTTTTCTTATTACCTTGTTAGTGGGATAGGTAAAACTAAATTAGAGCGGTGGTGTAATGGCCGTCAAAAATTTATTAATGATCTCATTCAAGACGGGCTGTGGGACTGGAAGAAACCGCACCATTTACTCGGTTGCTCGTTAGCTAAAGAATTTAAATATTATGTAGACAATAATGTATACAATATTAGATCTTGCGATACGTCTAATCCGGTCGTTGCAGGGTTAAAAGGATTGAGATATAACGGCGATCTTGGCTTACAAGATAAGCCATCAGTTAAGTTAGCTGATTTAATAGATCATAAAGTTACGAAGGAAGAACTATATAATATAGAATATAATACGGCAATGTTTAAACAAATATTAAAAAGATGATTATATCGTTTACTGGTGCGCAATCTTCAGGTAAAAGTACTCTTCTTTCTAAGATGAAAGAAGATGTGTACTTTAATGGGTGGTCATTTGAGCCTGAAATTACGAGATCATTAAAAGAGAAGTATAATTTGGTTATAAACGAGCAGGGTGATAATTTTACTCAAATGATTACAATTAATAGTCATGTGGATAACTATTTAAAAAATTATAAAGTAGACTGCGTGTTTGATAGGTGTGCAATAGATAGTCTAGTATATACAACGTATTTGGTTAATACAAATAAAGTGGATGAAGAGTTAGGAAGATATGCAGATTATGCTTGTAAAAAATTAGTAGATAAATATGATATTATTTTTTATACTGACCCTTCGATTCCTTTAACTGACGACGGGGTTAGAAGTATGGATATAAATTTTAGGAATACTATTATAAATCTTTTTAATCTATATATTGAACATTATAAACCGGTTAATCTGGTAATGTTATCTGGTAGTGTAGATGAGAGATATAATATATTAAAAGATAGTATTGAAAAACGTAAACAACAATTTAAATAAAATATGATTAACGATAATACAAATATCAGTAAGCATTTAGGCAAAACTTCTGAGTATAAAAGTACTTACGATTCGACATTATTAGTTGCTGAACCTAGGCAAAGTAATAGAACATATTTAGGTATCCAAAATAATGCACTACCGTTTGTAGGTTTTGATACGTGGAATGCTTATGAATGTTCGTTTCTTCTTACCAATGGTTGTCCAGTAACTGGAGTAGTGAAACTTTCATACCCGGCTTCAAGCGAGTTTATTGTTGAGAGTAAATCAATCAAATTATATCTTAATAGTTATAATATGCAGAAGATGGGAAGTTCTCTTAGAGAGAGTATTGATAATTTT